ACACTCTCGGGAATCTTGGATTGTTGTATATAAAACTTACCGATTTTGTCGATATCTTCAGCCAGGAAAATAGTAGGTCCATCTGTCAGCGTATGGGCGTCGCGCGTAGTCAGCAATATACCATCACTTGCGCTAGATTTTGCCGGATTGGCTGTTGGCACGGACGACATACTCGTAGTTCGTGTAATCGCTGTTCCGGTTCCTATTGGTGTAGTAGTTGTTCGCGAATCGACACTTTGTATCTTACGCATCGCCGACGACGTGTCTTCCGTCGTAAAATGTGGTTGTAATGTGCGGGTAATTCCGGTATAAATCTCCCCCCATTTGTCGGGGTCGATGGTCTTTAATACGTGTATGTAATACATTTTGAGACTGTTCATGGAAATGGCGGTAATGTCGCGGAAATAGGTTTCCGGAGAACTCTCGAGTGCTCCCTGGGATTTCACATATTGAATAAACCGCACAATTTCCGCTACATTGAAATACCGCAACAATGATTTGTTTTTCTCACAATGTTCGACACACCGCAATACGTCGCGATATTGTTCGAAAAGCAAATGTGGCAAGACGTATTTCCCTTCTTTGTTCAACATCGTGATGGTTTTCTTACAATCATAACTATCAATTGTATGAATTTCTGGGTCGATTGGATCGCCGGTTTCTTCATCGACTCTCGAAAAACGCAATTGGAAATCCGTCAATGTCGCCGAGATTTCGGAATGTTTTGGCAACGTAGCACACGATAAGACTACTTTGGAAATCTTGTTTTCACACCAATTACGATGGATGGTTTCGTGTAATGGGTCGTCGTCTTTGTCCATCGTGATCGTAGGTTCATCCCAATACGTGATGATATTGTGTTCGTCGTTGAACGCCAACATATAATACATCGCGGTAATATACGAAGCCACATCGCAAATCATGATTTCGACCTTGTCGCCAACACTATTGTCGACTTTTCCGATTCCACCTGACCGTTTGTTGATTTTATAATCTTTCGCCGCGAAATAATGGAGACGAATATCCGACGCGGTTTCGCAACCAAACGCAAACGCTACCCTTTTTCCAACCGAAATAGCGGATTTCGCCAATGCTAGACCGACGTGTCTTGCAACACACACAAATATAATTCGGTGTTTTTGCGAGAGTCCGATGGGACTCAACGTTTTGCCCGTTCCCGTAGGTGCCATATACAACACCAATTTGGGAATGTGTGGATTGGTTTTGAAGACACGAAACAACTGTTTTTGATGGGTGTAGAGAGTCAAGTCTTCGTATCGAATCAGGTGTGGGTTTTTCTCAATATAATCGGTTGCGTGTGAAAATACATCCTGGATGGTCGAGGGACTATTTATCGGGAGTGTATTGGAAATGACCAAATCGACGAATTCCACGACGTATCGATTGAGACGCGCGATAGACGATTTCTTGAACTGAACCAAACTATACAAATAAAACGCGGGTGGATGTTTGCTTTTCGAAAACAACCCCGCGCAAAAATCCAACAACACGAACTCGAAAATCGCGAATTTCTGGGTTTGAATCGTGGTTTTCACATTTCCAACACGAATCATATCGGCTTTGTTTAAGGGTTTACATTTTTGTGTGCGAATCGATTTGACCCATTCGAGTAGAACGGGATTGGGCGTTTTGGATGCGCTCATCATTTTTTTGATTTCTTCATCGAAATATTCCTTGTATAAATAATACTCCAACTCCGTATTGGGCTCGATTTTCATATGTAAAAACAACGAATTGGTTGTATTCACACGAATTTCGGGATTGTCGTACCCCGACATAATCAATGTGAGAATTTCCTTCTCGGAATCACTGACGGATACTTCAATTGAAGTCCATTCGGCTTTTGATAATTTCACTTGGGATAAATCCATTTTGTTTGAAAGAAAGCGAGAGTAGGTATGTATAAAAGAACGACGGTTTGAATTTTAAAATATACTGAAAAACAGGATTGAATACTATATACTACGCCCAAGTGTTTAAATCAATTTTGTGGAAAAATATATATAAAAGTATTTTCAGAAAGAAACTATAATATCGTATCCGGTATGAATGTCATCGAATGGTTTCGAAAACCAACCCCGAAAATCGGATTCGACGATGTATTAATAGCCATACACAATCCAAACACATACCTATTAATCAATACACTACCACAAAACGAACAAGACTGTTTAATTCAAAACACACTCTCTATTTCAGAAGAAGAAACCGCTGTAAACGAAATGCTCACACAATATGAATCGGTGGTTCGCAAAATTATATTGTATGGTAAAAACGCGACCGACACGAGTGTAGAGAAAAAACGCGCGCAATTGAACGGTCTGGGTATTGGCGACGTCTATGTCTATTCGGGAGGTATATTTGAATGGATGTTATTACAAGACATTTACGGAGAACGCGAATTCCCTACAACGAAAAAAGTGCTCGATATTCTGAAATACAAACCGACAAACATGTTTAGGTAAGCGACAAGCAAAGCGAAGCGACAAGCAACTACAAGCGAAATCCTACGAACTTCATTCTCCGGAGTTCTTTGCAGAATCGCACGCGGGATTTTCGACATAATATACTCCCGATATTCCACATTTTTCGTTGTTGTTCCGCATATTTTCGGCATATTCGTATACGACATGTCCATCCACCAACCCTTTCTCCCCGCGCATCTTACATTTGCCTAAATCGATGCGCGAACCGTTCGGAATAAAATGAATACATTTTGCACAAATGGGTAGAGTATCGTATTTGATTTGTGGAAGTATTGGGAGTCTGTTTCCCTTGATAATATTCGACATGATAGAATTGAACATTGTATGGATAGAAGGCATCCATATAAAAAACATAAAAATGCAATAGTTCATAATAGAATATGTTTGTATCTTGATTTTATATTTTTATTCGTGAATATATAATAGATAAAAATCAACACCAAATATATATAATGTATTTAGTGTTGATAGACCGGCGTATTCGGGATACAGATAGTATTATACAATCTTTGTCTGAAAACACCGAATATGTATTTTTTGATTTTATGTTAGATACCATTGAACAAATCCAATCCAGAATCACCAAAAATTACGAGAGTGTTGCCATTATACAACACAATTACGATTATGATGTATTTCGGTTTGTGTTGGATTGTAGCAACGCAATTATCACAAATGTGGAAACGGAAGACCCGAATCTCGATACTTGGTATGAATTTGCCGGATTCTTGACCTGGTTAACTACCGAGAGAGGCGCAACCTATGTCGATTTATTAGCGTGTGATTTATGGGCAAATATGAATTGGCGATATATCATCGGGGCGATGCGCGCACGCGGTGTCTATATTCGCGCGTCTCTCGATAAAACGGGTGAAGGGGGCAATTTCATATTAGAAAGTGATAATATTGATACGATTGGAATGTATTTTACACCGTCGATTTTGGATTATAAATACGCGTTCGTGGTTCATCCTGTTTCTGGGTTTTATTTCCCCGGGTTTGCCAACTATTACCCTTATAGATTACCCGATACCAACTTGGCGACAATTAAAACGAATTATGCGTCGGCTATTTCCACCACGAATGTAGGTCTGTCTTCGCAAGTGAGCAACGTAGTCTCGGTGTTTTCGAATAACTCCGCGATTGCTATATTAAAATCGGACAAAACGTTGGCAGTATCTGGTGCGGCAAATAGCGGCGGAGCAATGCCTTGTGGAAGTGTTGTACAATCCGACCTTGTAAATATAACCAAAGTAGTTGGCTCATCCGAATCGTTTTGTGCTTTAAAAACCAACGGGACGATTGTTTGTTGGGGGTTGCCAAACACCGGATATGGCGCATCGGATATAAATACTGCAACTGCAGACCCCAATTTTATAAATGTGAATACGGTGCGTTCTCGATTAGTGAATGTAGTGGATATTTACGCCAACAGTTACGAGACATTTGCAGCGTTAACCGCTTCAGGCGAAGTGGTATTGTGGGGTAGAACTGGCCAGGGGGCGGGTATCTCGGCAAGTGGAGCAACCTTTATATCTTCCGGAATAACCAAAGTATTTTCTGGCGGTTCAGGCAATTTTGCTGCATTGAAAAACGACGGTACGGCTGTTATATGGAAAGATGCCGCCAATACTTTATTTACCTCCAGTTATGCAAACCACAACAACAAACCGATTATAGATATCGCAATGACCATGTGGAGTTTTGCAACACCATTGTTTATTCGTCAAAACGGAACCGCTACCGAAATCGCCAAAATCGATGGCACTCTAGTGTATACTTTACCAGCAGGTGTAACCATTTCACGTAAAGTGCCATGTGGTTTGGCCTACCAAGACCGCGTGTTTTTTATATTAAGCAATTCCACCGTCGTATTAGTATATACATCGGCTACGGTATTTCCTTCGGCAACAGATGTGGCAGTAACCGAAAGCGCATACGCTGTGTTGACAAACGGTGGTGTAACCACAAGCGGAACCGCCTCGTTTGGTGGCAGTTTAACCGATACAACTTATGGATTATGGAGCGGTGCGTCGGTATCGAATCCGGTTCGGTTAGTAAGTTCATTTTCTTGTATTGGTTTATTGAAATCGGATAGAACATTTGTATGGTGGGGAAAACTCGGCGATCTTTTTTCTGTAAATTTCCCTACTGGAAATTATAACAACTCTGCTTCCACAGTTGCGCTCTATAACCATTCTACGAGTAATATAGCATCCATTAGTCAAGCCGCATCAAATCTTGCGTTTATTCGACAAAACGGTGTCATTATGACTTACCAGAATAAAACCGGAACAATTACCAAACCAGCCGATACAAACGTGTATTTCGAATATGTCGGGGATAATTTATTAGCAATGGAAATTCCATTTGCGCCCACCGTTACGCCTTCAACGATTTACCAAACCGTTAGCACACCAATATCCTATTATGTAAGTAATCCGGATAATATGGCGTATGCTGGTAGAGTATATCGACTATATAATGGTTCTACATTGGTAGATTCATTTTATCCACTCGCCGATACGCACACGTATGTATTTTCAAATGTCGTTATCATACCAAACGGAACCATTACTCTCGAAATCAAAGACGAAACCAATATTTCGTATAGTGTTACAACGTTTACGATGAATGTACTTCCATATTCGTATACGTATTCATATACACCAATTGAGTTGTATTCTTCCACCGGCGTATTCGATTTATCATATACCGACCAATACTACCAGATTTTCACTGCTGGAACTACCTACTCTCTAAAAGACTCCCAAAACAATGTATTAGGTACCGTTACAGTAGACGCGTCTGCTTCGTCGGCATCCTCTATCTTTTTCCAAAACGTCTCATCTGGACGATTTCGGTATGGACCCAATACATTACGCATTTATGACGGAACTACTCCAATTGGAAGCGCAATGATGTTAAACATCATTTGTTTCTTAGAAGGCACCCGTATTTTGTGTTTCGATAAACGGTCATCGAGCGCCAAATATATTCCTATTGAGAAACTACGACCGGGTACTCTCGTAAAAACGCGCACATCCGGATTCGTTCCTATAAAACTGATTGGTCATTCCACCATCATCAACCCCACTACGGAGAAACGATTACGCGATTCGTTATATAAATGTAGCAAGACCCATTATCCCGAATTGACGAGTGATTTGTTTATTACGGGCAATCATTCCGTATTGGTGCCAGAGTTATCCGAAAAACAGCGCGACGAAGTCATTCGCGATTGTGGGGACATATATATGACTGAAGGAATGTATCGTCTACCCGCCTGGATGGATAAACGGTCCGAACGTTTCCGAGAACCGGGAGTATTTCGTATTTGGCATTTCGCGCTTGAAAACCACGATTACTATATGAATTATGGTGTCTATGCCAACGGGTTGTTGGTCGAGAGCACCAGTCTTCGGTTTATGAATGAATTGTCGGGAATGAATCTCGTTGATTAACGTCTGGACTCCCTTCGGGAGGAGTGATGCTATAAGCGAATCTTCGATTCGCGATGGGCATCAAACTCCATACATACAGCGTATATGCCAGGCTATGGGTAAAACCCCATAGCCTGGTCATTAATTCGGATCTTTTTTGTCATTTGTAGATTATCGAATAAACTTAAAGCATACTCTCGTATTATAGAAAATGAATACATTCCTTGTTTGGTTTTGTTTTCCAGTAGTATGTTCTTC